CTTGGACAGCAAGAGTTCAAAGAAAAAGAAGATTTTGTCAATAAATTTTTATTATAAATAAATATGTACACAATAAAACGAATTGGGCGTCTTCCCAATAAAAAGAGAGGAATAAAATGGCTGAAATAAACCAAGAAAATATGAATGTTGAAAATGATGCTACAGCTGGCTCATTGGAGACTTCTGCCACCACTACTACAGAAGAATCTACACCTAAAGCTGAAGGTTTAGAAACAACTGTTGATAGTGAAACGAGTGATACTAATGGCGGTACACGAAGGGAATATACCGATTTAGAAAAAGCACAGTATAGTTTCCACAAACAATTCAATCGTCAAAAGTCCAAATACGAAAGAATGCTTGATGAAATGAAAAGAGAGCGTGATTCGTGGAAGGACAGAGCTGAAAACCCGCTCAAATACAAACCAAAGACCCGTGAAGACTTTAGTTTAGATAAGGGTGGCGATGATGCTTATATCAACTATCTCGTTGGAGAAAAGATGAATCAAATTCTTCAGCAGAGAGTGGATGAATATAATCGTTATATGGCTGCCGAGCAAGAACGCATTGAAGAAGAAAAAGAGCTTAGAGAATATGCTGACCAAAACATCAACAAATTGTTCACTACACCCGAAGCTCGTAAAGACTTCAATGAAAAAGTTAGATTTGCTATAAACAAAGATGGATTGGGTGAAGAACTTGACGATGAAAAGAACAGTGTAGTTGCCAACTTCATTTTGCGTAGTCCTGCTGGACCAAAATTGCTTTATGAATTAGCAACCAACAAACAAGCCCGTGAGAATCTTTTCTCAAACAATTATAATGAAAAAGTTTTGGAACAGAAGCTTCACGAGTTAGCATATAACATTGTAAACAAACCAACAATCCAACCAACGATTCAAAAGCCAGTTGGTAGACCAGGAATGGCTCAAAATGTTACAAAGAGACCTTGGGATACAAAAGAAGGTTTGATGAAATTGGCTGGTGTAAGATAACAAACATATTTTTTTGAGGAATAAAAATCATGGCTACAAACGATCAGAATTTTAGCAATAACGTAAAAACCAACATCATCAAGACTGTTGTTTACGCAAACACCCCATATTTGAAGAAAGCAGTTTCTTATGTTCCAGAATCCCAGATGAAGGACAAGAAGCTTGGTAACAAATATAAGGTTTATATCCCTGACCCAGGCAAGACAAGAATTGTATCAAGTGCCGATGGTAAGAGTGGTTTACAGGCCCAGATTGACCCAATCAACGAAGTTGAATACGAAGTCGTAACCAAGGCTGGTTTGAATGACTGCGAATTGACCGAATGGAATAAGATTGGTGACGTTGAATCTTGGTCTAAACAGATTGCTCAGCCACGTGGTAAGTCTGTTGCTCGTACAGTTGAAAAAGAAGCCATTGACGCAACCGTTTTCCGTGCTTCTCAGGCAATTGTTTCTGAAATTGACTTAGACGCAATTGGTGATGCTTCTGCTGCTCTTGACTTGACTGGTGCTGTTGGTGAAAAGGTTACTTTCATTTATCCAACCGTTGGCTCTCGTTTAGCAAAGAAGGCTCTTGGTGCTTTCAACCAGTCCGACATTGCTAAGGATTTGTATAAAGACAAATTCTTGGGAAGATACGCTGAATCAAGTGTCGTAACCGAATCTTATATGCCTATCGTAAATGGTGATAGTGCTGCTTCCGCAACTATCTCTTTGACAGCTGTAAGTGCTAATGGCGAAGTTATCGGTTTTGAACCTGTAAATTCTGTAACCACAACTGCTCCAAAGGGTACACCATTCAAGGTTGATGGTTTGAAGCTCGTTGATAAGAACGGCGTACAGACCGATGCTGACTATGTAATCATCTTGGAAGATGACAATGGTAAGATTCCAGAATTGAGAATTGAATTAGAAGGAAAAGCTTGTAACAACGCAAATGCTTGGGTTGCTACTGGTACAACTTCTCTCACCCTTACCCCAATGTTGGAAAGTGGTAAGAAATATGCTGTAACACAGACTAGACTTGAAACAGCTGTTGGCTTTGATTCCTATAAGTTCGCTGAACTTCCAGGTACAAAGTCTACAACTGAAGAAATTGATTCTCCAATTGAAGTCCAGGTCTACGAAGGTGGTGATATTTCTACATTCACTTCTATGGTAAGAATTGTTGTTCCATTCGCTGTAGGTCTTCCTGACCCACGTGAAGCTGTACTTTCTTACATTGAAATTGCCTAATAGTTTCACCTCTCATAATAAGAAGGGTATCTCCAAAAGGGATACCCTTTTTTCTTATAAATACCAATAGATAACCTAAAACATAGGGAGAAAACAAATGATTTCAGTAAACGAAATTATACAAAATTCGTTCCAAAGATGTTCACTTGTTGGGGATGGTGAATCCGCAACTGGTACACAAGCTATGGCTGGTTTGAAAGACTTACAATCCCTTATAGCAGAGTTGAATACAGAAAATGATGTTTTGGAAAACTATGAAACATTTGATGTTTATGCTTCTAATAAAATCAAGTTTGCTGTGAAACCCGAAAGATGGTTTGAAATTCAAAATCTTGCGGAATTGAATAGTCGCATTGAGAACGACCAAGCTGAAATTGGTGACATCTATAAACTAAAAGAGCCAAACAATGGTTTTACATTTTACACAGTTCGTTCATTTACACCAGGACAACTTACACCATTTAGCCAACAGAGCTGGAATGACTATATGAAAGACTTTTGGGCTAATGTTTGGGTTGAAGAAGTCCCAGACAGAGTGATTGGTTGTGCTCGTAAAATTGGTAATGCTTTTTCACAGTTAGTAAGAAGTGATAAAATCACTATAGATTCTTGTACGAAATCTCATTTGCCAACACAATATGTGTGTGAAACCGAAATAAAAGATGTAAACTATCCACACGATGACGAAGACTTATATAAACCATATACAGTTGAATACTTTGTTGTTGAAATGGATTCAAATGTTGCTGCTCCAATTAGACTTACAGTTTTGAAGGGTTTGCCAAAATTCAGTTTGACCGATACTTTACATCTTTCTTCAAAATATGAAACACTTTTGGAAGATGGTCTTTGTGTAAAGCTTTGCCAAAGATATAAGCTAATGGACATCAAGAGTGATTTTGAAAGGGATTTTGAAGACCAAAAATATAAGATACAAAGAATAAACTATGCTAATAGACCTGTAATCTATAATGGCTTTGGTAAGAGTTGGGATACAAACTTCTCAAATTTTGCTGGCGGTCTTGGTTGGTCGTAAGATTGGGGGGTAATAAATGCCACAAAATCGTATAACATATAGTCTTGTAGGTGGTTCCGACCTAAACTTGGCAACAGCTAACATTAGTGGTTCAGCTGTGTCAAGAAATATGTTCACAGAAACAAATACAGATGGTAAAAACGATGTGAGAACATATCTCCAATCTTGTCCAGGTATAAAATACTTTGATAGTTTTGGTGATACTGGAAATTGTGATGGTTTGTTTGTTCCATCTACTGGACTTGAAACAATGGACTATGAGCAATGTTTGTTCGTTGCTTATAATGGTACAGTTTATCGTGTGGATAGTACTGGAAACCATTATGAGATTGGAAACTATGCTCTTGGTAATACAGTTTGTTTTGCTGAAAGTGGTGGCGAACGTGCTATCTTGATGTGGGTTGATGGAACAAATATACATGGCTATAACTTGAAGACAGACGAAACTGTTGATATAACTTTACCAAAGAGAGCTTTCAATGCCACAAATGAATACATCCAACCAACCCATATAGCTGTTGTTGATGGAACAATAGTCTTGAATGATAAGGGTAGTTCATATACTTACTATAGTATAAAGTTCCCATTGAATACTGCAATGAGAAAAGTTTATAAAATTATAAATGGACAAGTTCAGTATCTTGCTGATGGTATCACTATAGACTATCAAGATGTGGATAGTGGAACTTACTGCTTCTTGGATGACTATGGAGCACAAAAATACTTCAATGGCTCTACATCAAGTGATAAATGCGTTGCTCTATCTTCTGTTGGACCGCTCTTGACTATGTTTGGTCCAAGTTCCATTGAATTTTGGCAGAAGGGTAATGCTGAATCTTACCAATCTTGGCAGAGAACTTCTTATACAATAAACAAAGAACAAGGTCTTGAAGCTCCATTTTCTTTGGCTTCTGTAAACCATAAACAATTTTGTATAGGAACTGGTAAAGCAAATGCTAAATGTGTCTTGATGATTGATGGAACAACAGTTTCAAAAATCTCTCCATTATGGCTTACAAAATTCTTTCTGTAAACGATGTGAAAGAAGTGAAGGGTTGGACATATAGTAAAAACAACCATAGTTTTTATTTGTTTTCTATCAAGAACGAATGCTATGCTTATGACATTGACACCAATGAATGGCACATAAGAAGTTCAAGAAACTTCTATACTGGTAAACAAAAGAACTATATGCCATTATATGCTGTATGGTGGAACAATAAAATCATAACTGGTTCAAGTGAAAATGGACATTTATTTGAGCTTGATGAAAACTACTACTATGAAGACTTTGATAATGTAAATCGTTTACCAATTTTGAGAATGCGTCAAACACCAGTTATCACAACAAATTATAAACCATTTATCATTTACGAGTTGAGTGCTGAATGTAATACTGGTGCTAAAGAAGACTATGGTAAACCAGCTAAAGCTTTGCTCCAAGTTTCAAGGGATGGTGGCTATACTTATGGAAACGTAATAGAAGCAAGCTGTGGTAGACGAGGACAATACCAAACAAGATTGAGATGGCTAAATCTTGGTATGAATCGTGAATGTGTCTTGAGAATCTCTTATAGTGAGCCAACGGACTTTGTTATATCCGATTCTTCTATGAGAGTTCAAGAATTGAATACTTCAATATAGGAGAATAAAAGATGCAGATAAACAACACATCAACTTTAGGTGAAATCTTACAAGCTATAAATGGTACGTGGGATATCTCCGAACAAGATGACTGGAAAGTGATTGAAATGGGCAAGTTTAGAATCTTCAAAAAGCTATGCCACGGAGAGGGAAATACTTGCTCAACACCACTTCCACAAAAGTTTATAGACAAACGAACAGAAATCACCCCTTACTTTCGTTTCACAAAAGACGGACTAAAGGGTGGTATCATAACCCTACAAGATACAGCTATAAAGTTGGAATCAACAACAAACAACGAACTTATAGTAATCTTACAATTTTAGTAAATGAGGATAAAAATATGGGATTTACAGACATTTTAGGTGATATACTTGACCCAGGTGACGTTTTTGGTTCAAAACAAGATTCAAGAATCAAGAGAGCTAATGAAGCCGCTGAAAAAGCTTATAACAACGCACAAGCAATGAGTGATGCGAACAGAAGTTTGTTCAATGACTACTTTGCCAGAGCACAAGAAACGTATGGTAACTTAGCTTCTAAAGTTGGCGATAAAATTGGTGCTCTTGAAGGAATGGAAGCTTATGACCCAGGACAATTCAAATATACTGGTGATGTCAATGATTTCTATAGTAAAGCCGCTAACCAAAGAATAAACGATGCTATGGGTCTCATTAGAGAACAAAGTGATATGTTTAGTTCAGACTATCTAAATGCTTTGACAGCTAAACAGACCGCTATGGCAAGTGAAGAATGGGATAAAGCTTACGATAGATATATGCGTGACAGAAACCAACAACTTCAAGAATTTTCTACAAACGCAAATCTTGGACAGCAAGCTTATAACAACAAATATAATAAGAATAAAGATTTGTTAGGCATTTCTCAAAATGCTCAGGACAATTTGATGAATGCTTATGGTTCAAACATTTCAAATTTGGCAAACCAAAACAATACAGACGCTCAAAACTATGCGAATTGGCAACAGCAAGTTGCTGCTAATGAGAATAGTAGAAAAGGTTTGTTTGGTCGTGTCTTCGGATAATATGGAGGAAAATAAATTATGATTCCTATGTTGCTAATGGCTCTCCAAGCTGCTCAAAAGATTGGACAAGCTCAAAATGAAAATATAAATCAATTCAATGCTCAACAGCGACCAATTGTAAATGGACAACAACAAACAATGGTTCAAAATCCAAAAATGAATTCAATACCATTTACGTCTATCTACAATGCTTTGACAGATGATGACGATGAATGGAAAAAGAATAAAAACACAATAGGTATGTAATATGGCATCAGTCGCACAAACATATAGTACACTAACACAAGATGTTCCAATGGTGGATGACCGCTTGGGCGACTTTTCCACATTGTTCATCCCAGTGTCGCACACAAGTGGACCAGGTAACTGGGGCATATCCGACATTGAATATGTAATACCACAAACCCAAGAAGAACATAATGACCTTTTGAATACTTACTATGCCCAAAGAAAGACCAATCCACAATGGAAAGAAATGGGTGAAGAAGAAGAAAAGAAAGCAAAACACTTCAATTCAAAAGATGGAAAACCAAGAACGGATTTGGGTGCTCAATCTTCTGTTGTTCAAAATATAGCTTATGACCCAGACGATAATAGTGCTTGGCTCCAAATGAATGGTAAGTGGTATCAGTATAGTGCTACCCCAGACCAATTCCAAACTTTCTTGAAAAGTGGTTCATTAGGTAGAGAAATGAATCGTATCAAGAAGGGTGATTCTATGAGCTTGACAAAAATTAGTGGTGGTTTCTCAAACCCAAGACATAGTTCATCATCTAATACTGATTCTTACACGATATCGGGTCTTTTGAGTTCACTTACAAAATAAATACAATGAGGTATAAAATATGGCTATAAACACAAACATTAGTCCAACTGTAAGTGGTGTCTATACACCAAGAGACTTTACACAGCAACTAAATTATATGAGTGAAAATGCTGCTAAAGCATTGAGAAGTGCTGCTGACTTCGCTTTAGACTTACAGAATGAAGCAGTAAAACAAAAACAAAAGAAGTTGATTGAAAAAGAATATAACAGACAGCAAAGTTTGAGAAATCAAATTGAGAGAGACAAAGAGTTGATTGAAAATTTGAAAAAAGAACTTTCTTCTTTGACAAATGAAAATACTGGTTTTTCTTTCAATTTTGTTGGAGGTAATGTATAATGACATTAGAAGAATTGAAAGAAATTATGTATACTGACCCACAAAGATACCAAGCTATAATGCGTTCGGCACAAGCTGGGGGTGCTTTGAGTGGTGGTGCTTTCCAAGGAAGAACAGACCGTGTATATGACCCAGATGTTTTTGACGATAGTGATAACTACCAATATGGTTCATATCTTACACCAAAATTTGCTTCCGAACAAATGAATGGATATAAACCAACAAACAATGGTCGTGGTCCAGCTGCTATGGATTTCAACAACTATGACAATCACCCAGAACAAGAATCATTGAGTGAAGAAGAATGGAATGCTCCAACAGAAGAAGAAATAGCAAAAGCAAAAAGAATTGAAACAATCAAGTCTATGATTGCTGACGCAGAGAAAAGAATTGCTGAAAATACTGCTGCTTTGAGAGATAGCAACTATGAAGATGTAAACAAGCAACTTGGTCAGTTGGAAATGGACAAGATTGGTTTCCGTTTCAATGGACAATCCAAAAACAACGACCCAACTTCTTTCTGGAGATGGAACCAAGCAAGAGTTGATACTAAAGAAGCCAATGATTTGAGAAAAGAAGAAGCAAAAAATAAATTTGCTAATGAAATCTCAAAATGGGAAAACAGAAAGTTCCCACCAAATATGACTGCTGAAGAAGTTTGGCAAGAAATAAAGAACATTGAAAATACTATCCAAGATGGAAAGAACATTGGTGCTAATGTTTCTAGTTTGGAAACAATCCGTCAATCTTTGCTTGGAAGAATTAGTGGTAAGGGTACAACTTCTGCTGAAGATAGAGATGCTAAATTTGAAACTTTCATGACAGGTGTAAACAATGGTCTTTATACTAAAGAAGAAATAGACAACTATGCTAAAGAGCACGAAAACGAACTAACTTATGCTCAAGGTAATAAACTTTATGAAGCTTCTCTCAAAGCTGGCAAGAAAGAAGATGATAAAGCAAAAGCCAATCTTGAAAAGAAAGCAAAAGCACTTTTCCAAAAAGAACATCCAAATGGAAACTGGGATAAATTCTTGCGTAAAGATGAATACAGAAATCGTGTAAGAGGTAAGTAATGGCTAAAACGACAATGACATTTGATGAAGCACAAGAAATAGCAAACAATCCAAATGACTATAGCAAGAAAGATGTAGCTGAAGCAAAGAAGTTTCTTGAGTCTAATACTGGGGCATCAGTTGATATGTCTCTTGAAGAAGCCCAAGAAATAAAAGCTAATCCAAATGACTATAGTCCTAAAGATTTGGCTATGGCTAAAACTGTAATAGCCCAACACAGACCAGCTCCTGGTAAGTGGATTGGTAAATATATCCCAATAAAACCAAATGGTGGTTTCAACTTCAACTGGAAACAAGCCTATAACAAGCCAATCAAAGATGACGAAGATGTCCAAAAACTTGATGATTGGAGAAATTTACAAACTTGGGATGTTGACGATAAAATTGACTTGCGTGATGTGGCTAAAGATATGGGGTTCAAACACCCAGATGAAGGATGGGAAGACTTCCTAAAGAGTGATAGATTCCCAATTTTCCAAGCCTTTTTGAATGATGTAAGAGAAAACCAAGAAAAAAGAGCTGTTGAAAAAATTTGGAGTGGCGAAGAACCTTCACCACAATGGACACCTTTTGGATATAAAGAAGTGCCCGGTTCAAATTTTGCCACAGATTTTATGACACCAGTTGCTAAAGAATATGCTAAAAAGCATTATAAAGATAAAGATGTGAAAACTAATATATTAGCACCTTTAGCTTTTGATGTTGGTATGAATCTTGCTATGATGGGTGGTGGAAAAGCAGCTCAACCTTTTGAAAAAACTATAGCAAAAGAATTTATGGAAAATGCTTCTGCCCCACTTATTTCTTCTGTAGGTAATGAAATCTATAATGAAGAAGACCCAAGTCTTGATAATGTTTTATGGAACACAGCTTTTGGCTATGGAGCAAATAAAGCTGCCCCATTAGCCATAAACAAAGGTGCTTCATTTTTTGCTCGTAGAAATGCGGAACCAAGTGTAAAATCTGTTTACAATAAAGCACAAGAATCTTTGGATGAAGCAGTAAACAATGCTCGTAAAATTGCCGAACACGAAAAGGTTGGTTTGACTAAAGAAAGTGATAATCTTTTCCTTGATAATAAAAAAGAAATCGCATATACTAATGACCCTTATGAAACTAATGTTTGGCAAAAACACGGTTGGAAAACAAAACCTTTAGAAGATATGCCAACAAACAAACCAGTTTTTGATAAAGCTTCTGAAGGGTATGATAATGCTTTGGTTTTTGAAAGAAGTGGAAAACTTGGTGATATAAAAACAAATTCTTCTGCCAAACCAGATAGAACTATAAAAACAAAACTTACACCAAATAAAAATTCTGCCACTTATAACTTAGAAGCCATAGAATACCAACAGTTCAATGATGCTGTAGATAAACTTAGAAGTGGTAATGTAAGTGCTGGTGATTGGAAAGAAAATCCAGAAGCTATGAGAAGAGCAAGTGAATACTTGGGTCTACCAACTTTGGAAAGCCGAAAAAATTGGATGAAGAATCAGTTTGGTTTACTAACAAACTACTTGACCAATGTTCCTGGTTCAACACCAACTTCTCAAAAGAAATTTGGAAGAACTTTGAAAAGTCTAATACCATCAGCGATGTATGATTTTGATAAAAATGAAAAAAAATCAAACTTACAAAAACTAAGACGCATTTATGGTCTATAATAAAAAAGAGAGCTAATCGCTCTCTTTTTCTTTATTTGCTTTTCTTTTTCTTTGTAAATCACGATAATAGTTTGGATGTTTCTTTCGCCATTGTTTTTGAAATTCTCTTTGGTAAGTTGTATAGTCTTCAAGTTGTGAAACTTCAACCCCAGATGTAATCATTTCTTGTCTATGCTCTCTCCACCATTTCTTTGCTGCTTTTCTAAGTTTTTCTTTATCTTCTGGATGTTCAGCAAGCCATTTGCGTCTTGCTTCTCCAATCTTTCTTCTATGCTCTTCTGAAAATTCTCTCATTGAAAATCCTCCTGTAAATCTTTCGTTCGCAAATATATCTCATATTTCTTATCTAATAAACTATCGTCTAATATAGTTTCGTTTGTTGAAAACCCAAATGGTTGAATTTTTCTTCCATATCTATCAGTATCAAATTCGTTCATCATAGAAATGTCATCGTGAAAAAGCTCAAATATAAGTTCGTCTTTTATAAGTTCATCAACTTCACATGGATAACTTTTCACAATCATTAGTTGGTCTTTATATAATAGTTGATAAACGAACATTTCTTTTGGATAACCATTTGATAAATCGTATGTCTTACTTTTGATAATCTTCATAGTTTGTTGCGTGAGTTGGGTAAGTTTTATATGAATTTGGGTTATACAAATCATTTGTGTATAGTTCAGTTTCTGTTGGGTAAGTTCGTGTCTTTGTTTCAAGTTCAGCTATAACTGCTTGTAATCTTTTGATTTCTTGTTTCAATTCTTCAACTTCTTGTTTCATTGTCTTTTCCATTTTATTTTTCTCCTATATGTTACTCAAAAAAGCCTTCAAGTTCGGAATTGTTTTTCTTGATTCTTTCCAATACATCCATTTGGTTCAAATAGCGAATGGCAGAATCTATAATAGTGTGTAATCTAACCAAACGATTTTGTACTTTGGATTGACGATTCTTGGACTTGCTCAAATTCTTTATAGAAGAATAAGCAGCCATAATACGAAGTTCAGCTGTACATTTTGTCATAGAACTTGTCCAAACCTTGTCTTGGTAATGATTTTCAAAGTTTTTCTTTACTTTATCCAAATAGATGGCAAAATCATCACTTTGGTCTTCCCAACGAAGAAAACTTGTTCCTGGGATGGTAGGAAGAATCAAATAGCGAGCAATTTGGGTTGTACGAACTGTATCGTTTGGGTTCAAGAATTTATATTTGTAATATGCCATAATATATGTCTCCATTTTGTTTATTTGTTTTATTTATATAGTATATATAACTTTTATTTTCTGAAATTTGACCCTTTTGGTCTCTTTCTTTATTTATTTATAACAAATATAGTTTATTTTTTGCCATTGTCAACATATTTTTTACATATTTTTTTCTTACAATAAACTTACATTATGCGTTTATGAGCATATAGACCATAAAACCCCGTAGAATGCCGTAGAAATGCCGTTTTATTTCAATGCTATGACCCCATTAGGAAGGGGTAAAAAGCCCAGGAAGGGGTCTAAAACGGCAAATACTGGCGTTTTAGGGGGTTTATAACACCAATTTTGGTAAAAAATATAAATATACCAGTTCATGTAAGAAAAAAATAATCAAAAAATTTTGAAAAATGGGTTGACAAAATATATAAATATACTATATTTGTATATGTGATTGCCCAAAAGGGTAAGAATTTGAAAAATAAAAATTATAAATACTATATAAATATAATGGAGATTGTAAAATGATAATAAGATTTGACATTGAAGCTAAAGAAATAGAAGTGGTCTCTCGTTTTGAAATGAGAGTGAAGAAAGAAAGCAAGATTGTTGATGTTGGAGCCAAAACCCTCCCTATCAACTTGGGTGATGTTTTCAATAAAGCTAATGCTTTTTGTCATAGTAAATTTTGTGACACTTGTTGTATAGATAATAAAGATAGTAATATAATAAATTCTTATAATATATCTAATGGTAATCTATACAATAAATGTCACAAAAATAACTATGGCATAGGGGAACTAAAAGAAAAAGCCAAGGGTGAGTTGGTTGATATCCACTTCTTCCCCATCATGTACAAGAACACCAACGAAAATAAAGAAAAAGCCTATGTGGACTATAATCTTCGTAGTGCTCTCATTTCTATGTTGGAAATGGAACAAGCTCTCCAATGGCTCGTTGGTTATAATGAAAATGTCCAATTCGTGGTTGAAGACCGTGATGTTGAGAAAACTTTATGGTCTGTTGCCAATCGTTTGAGCCATAATGCTTTCATAAAGAAAGAAGCTATAGAAATCGTAATGGGAGTTTATCACAATATAGACGGCAAATATGTGGCAAGCAAGTTCCAAGACTATATGTGGAATGTTGACCATTTCATTGGAAAAGAAAGATTCTTGAAAGACATCACCAACTATGAGAACTATGACAAGTCCAAGTTCGTGGGTGTATATGCTTATGGCGAAAAGAGAACCGATTCTTGGACTTCTGTTCACCATCGCTATGACAATGATTTGTGCTTGTTCGTGGACAATGACACCAAGATGATGCTCAAAAGAATAAAAAATTCTATGACTGGACAGAAATTCCATAGTTTTCTCAAAGAAATCATTGGTGAATGGTTTGACTTGGATGACAAGAAGATTTGGGCAGCTGTAAGACAAAATATGAAAAGAATAGACGATAGTAAGCTTGACCCAATGTATGATGTTGGAGTTTGTACTATGGGTGTAAAAGACTACTTTGAGAAACTTGGCTCACTTTGCTATAGTGGAACTATGGTTGACGAAGATGTTTCACGTGAAACATTGGAAGAAACCCAAGAAAATAGCCAAATTTTTGAAGAAAATACGGCTAAAACCGACCTTTTTGACACTATAGTTGAAAAAACAATAGCTCAAGAAAACCCATATAAAGACTTGGACTTACTAAAAGACTTGGAAGGGCTTGAGGAAGGTTCACAAGAATGGTGGGATGCTTTATCCAAATAAATATACTATAAGAGAGGATGAGATATGAATACAATAGGTTTTGCTCCCCACGTAACAAATAAAGTTCCAGCTTGGCTCCAAAAGTTGGAAAACAATGTAAACTTGTTCAAGAGAATTTTGGAAGATAATAAGACCAAAAAGACCCAATATGGCTATGCTATGGAGTTCATAGAGACGGATAACTATAAAAATCTTACAGACGAAGAAAAGACTATGGTTGATAAAACTGTTGCTTATCTTTGCTCCAAAGATTGGGATAAAGAAATAGAAAAGACCGAACAAGCTCTTATAGACTGTGAAATAAAATATAAAAAGGGTCTTGTAAATTATAAGAAATGGCAGCTTGAAAAAGATTTTATATAAATAAGATATAATCTATCATATCCATAATGACAATCTCCTAAATGAATGAGTCCTATCACCCAAAAGGTGGTAGGATTTTTTTCATTATACATATCATATAAATGATTCAAACAAATGGAGATTGAAAAATGAAAAATATGAAATCAAATAAAACCACAAACACAGCTCTTATCGTTTTCAAACACAACACAAGTGACTACTATGTTGTTGATAAAGAATTGTATGAAAAAACTTTTTATGCTCGTAGAGAAAAATACATAATAGTTTTTGAAGTTGACTATACCACACCAAATAAAAAGTTTTATTTTACACCAGTAAAGAATAAACCATATAATCAAAATGTACAACCACTTTTAGATGAAGTTGGTATCAAATAGGGTGTATAAAAATGAGAAAGAAATACAATGTTTATATGAATGTAATATATGAAACACCTATAGAAGTTGGACAAGTTGAGCCACCATATACATTTGTGTCTATAGCTAAAAGATTGCTTACTGAAGAAAATGATAATGAAGACAAAATCTTTTGGTGCTGGAGATATATGAGAAACCATATAGTAGGTACTGATGTTTCAGCACAAAAGGTTGATGACTTGTTTGGCGAAAGAATAAAAGAAATTATAGTAAACAGAAAGCTCAAAGCTATACAGGAGGATTTTGAATGAAAATTATATCAGTAGCCACTTGGTACAAAAGATTTTCAACCATTGGTGAGTTTCTTGATAACTTTTCCAATGGTTTTTATGAAAAATATCATTTCATTTTGAATATGACAAATGATGACTTTGCTCAGTTTCCAAAACAAGTCTATGACAAATATAAAGACAAAATTGAGTTCAATATAACTGAAATAAACTATGGTTCAACTAATAAACTTTTGCCAATGAAAAAATATAAGAACGACCCTATAATGATTTTGGATGATGATAACTTATATGACGAAGATGTAATAAATGAGTTTTGGGAAAAATACAATCCAAGTTGTATAAATGGCTTAGATGGTAGTGTTGTAAATAGTAAACAGCCTTTTATATTATGGTATAGAATACAAAGAAGTTGTTGCTATAGAACCACAAAAACAAGTCCATATAAAAAAACAACATTATATAAAAATATACTTGAAAATCCAAGAAATGACATTTTATTTTATGGATATGCAGGAGTGATTTTTCCACCTAATATACTAAAACTTGACGATGTTGATATAGACAAAGAATGGACACTTTTCAAACAAGCCGATGACGAATGGATTTTGAAGAGAAGTTTGGAACTTGGTATAAAGAAAAATGCTTTGAAAATAGACAAGTTTATAGTAAAAAAGTGTGTTACTTCAGCTGGTGCTGTATCTTCTTTTGACGATTCATATTATGATAAATGTAAAAAACTTCATGCTTACATTTATCCACTTTGTAAAGATTTTGAAAATGATATGGAACTTATAAAATTTTCTTGTAATACTATAATACCTTGTTCAAAATCTTCTGTAAGAAAAACAAAAGGGAACTGTAAATACACCTACTATGTTGACTTTTGTAAACATTTTGGGTTTGTAAACATTTGGGTCACATATATGCCTGACCATAAACTAAAGAAGATGAATATACTGCTCAAAAAAGAAGAAAATACATTGACAGAATTTTTACAATAAATATCATAAAGAGAGGTTGAAAAATGCTTACAGACAATAATCATTTAGACAAAGAAACAATCAAAAAGACCGGTTCCATTTATACACCACTTGACATTGTTGAGAAAATGATGGCAAAGGTTGAAGACGAGTTTTGGAGCGACCCAACAAAGACATTTTGTGACCCAACTTGTGGAACTGGTGCTATCATTATCCCAATGCTTGACAATCGTGTAAAACACGGTATAGACCCAACAGTTGCTTTGAAAACAATGTATGGTAATGAGTTGCTCAAAGAATCTTACGATATACTTATGGAAAACTTACAAGAATGGGCAGATAAACATAATGTAACAGATACAAGTTGGAAAGAAAATTTTTATAATATGGATTTCTTTGATTTCATCAAGTTAGTGGATGACCCAGACAAAGCTCCATTGGAGGGTTTCTTTGAATGAAAATAGACTGTTTTATTATGAATCCACCATATAATAGTGGTGATGGCGGAGTTGGTAAAAAGAACGAACAACAAAAAAGAGATGCGTTGCTTGGTGGTAAAATAATGAAATCACTTGAAAAACATAGAGTTGTTTGTATATCAAACTATGGTAGCTTATCTTCAGTTTTGACAAAAATAACCCAAATACAAAAACAAAAGTTTCCAAACATTGTTTGCTATACTTTTATTTGGACTATGAATGACAATAAGCAAGTTTTGTTTCCACAAATACATCGTCTAAAACTTATAAAGAAGTCTGACTACTTCTTGTTGAGAATGGGAAATTGTACAGTTTTTCAAATAAGAAAAGAAAATAAAAGTGAAAAGAATAGAAAATACATTGACGTAAAAGACGATACAGAAATGGAAGAAATAAATAAATTCATAAGAGATAACTGGGAACCATATAAAGTTTTTGTTCCTTGTATGAATTGGAGAAGTTGGATTATAGCCAACATATTATACAATAGCAAATGGAGAGATAGGTTTGTAAAATGATAGGATGGATTTTAGCAATAAGTTGTATATTTGGAACTATACTAAATTGTAAGAAAATCAAATGGTGCTTTCTTATATGGTTTGTTTGTAATATAGCTTGGTTTATTTTGGACTTTTCTACACAACAATATGGACGATGCGTTTTAGATACAGTTCAAACTATAACTGCCATTTGGGGCTTTATAGAATGGAGTAAAAATGAAAATTGATTGCTTTATAATGAATCCACCATATAACAATTGTCAGTCTCATAATGGAAAAATTGGCGATAAAATAACTGAAGAAATAAAAAATAAACACCCAATAAAATATATACAAATTCAACCAATAAATTCAAAAATGAAATATAAGACAGCTGAATTTGTTTGTAATCCATTTGGAATCCGTTGGTCTAACATTTTCATATTTGATATGCTTGGGAATATAAACGAATACTTTTCTTTCAATGAAATGCCACTATGGGATAAGAATAGTAAGAAAACACTATGGAATACTGAAAACCCACCGAAAGTTTTTATAACTGAAACCGATGAAGAAACACATAAACGCCGTTTCAAAATAAAAGATAACAAAGAAACAAAAGATTTTATACAATGGATGAATACAGACACAAAAGCACAATTTTTCATAAAATATATAAGAACAACATTGCCATCAAGATACATGTACAATCGTTTATGGGAGATATACAATGAGACTGGACATAGTAATAGCTAACCCACCTTATGGAGCATATCTAAACCCAAACTTTCATAATAGAATTATGAATGAAATAAAACCAAAAGTTTCTCATTGTATAGCAGTAATGCCACTTTCTTCAAAAGTTAGATATAAAACTGCTGAATATGTGGGAAATCCTTTTGGCATAGCTTGGTCTAATATATTTGTTTTTGATTTGAAAGGGAATAAAAATGAATACTATAGTTTTGATAATGCCCCTTTCTTTTCGGAAACCAAAACTGGTTTAGCTATAAAAATGAATGGAAAAGATTTAGGTTTGGGTAGTTTTGCTAATGAAAGAAATAGTATAATACTTTCTAAAAAACAAGAAGCACAAGATTTTTGTGACTGGGTGAATGAAAGAAACAACGAACTTTCTTTGCTCTTTTTCAAACTTGTAGACCGAAGACCCAGTAGACCTTTTTTGAATAAATTATATGAGGTGTATAATGAAAATAGATGTAGTAATAGCTAATCCACCATATAATGTCCGTTCAAATCATATATGTGAAAAAATAGACAATGAAATAAAAGCAAAGAAACCAAGAAGATTTATTTCTGTTCAACCCATTTATAGAACCACCACATATAAAACTGCGGAACAAATACAAAATGTTTTTGATATGAATACAAAAAGCCCAAATTTGTTTATTATGGATATGAATGGAAACATAAACGAATATATGAGTTTGAAGAAAATGCCCTACTGGTCTAAAACTGGACATTTGAGACTATATGCTCGTTGGAATTATAACTTTGACATTATGGACGAAACCACAACAAATTTGAGTTTTGGTAATGTTGGTAAAATAAAAGAGAATTTTCCAAATGATTTTCTTTTATGGCTACAAACAAATGAAACAGCACAATACTTTAGAAAGACATTTTTTCATATAAACACAAAAACACCATGTGTAAACAAATTATGGGAAATATATAATGAGAGAGGTAATAAATGAGCAGTTTAGAACAAGCAATAGAAAATGGAAAAGAGTTGATTGAGTTTTTCAAAGATAAATGGACTAAAGAAGAATATGAAAAACAAGTGAAACTTCAAGAACTTTCCGAATACAATCTTTCGTTGTGGGAGAATGACGATGACAAGAAGAAAACCAAAAACAAATCAAAAGAAAAAGACAACTGACCCAAAGGTTGTCTTTCGTCGTTCAAAAGAGTGGCACACTTTTCGTGAGAAAAAGAGAAAAGAACAAAAGATAGACCCAATAACTGGTTCACCACTTACAAAACAGTTCAATCTTCATCACCTTGATTTAGACCCAAAACATTATACAGACATAGAAAAAGAAGAAAACTTCATTGGACTAAATTCAACTTCCCACGAGGTAATACACTACTTTTTTGGAGATGGAAAAACAAGAAAAGACTGGCGTAAAAGAATAAAGAAAGTTGTTGAAATTTTAGAGCTAATGGAGGAACTAAATGAAGTTCATAAAAGATGAAACAGCTGCGAAAGCTTTAGCCAAACTTATAACTTGGATAATAGAAACAAAATACTATAAAAACCACGACATAAGCGAATGCCACTTTCTTGTGAGAGAGTTTGCTTTCAAATACAACCAAAATCCCGCCAAAGTGAATAGCCAAATTCACTTTTCTTTACAAAAATTGAATATAAAATACAAGAGATATAACCAATCATCCCATTCAACCAATGAAAAATATGAAAATTGGCTAAATAAATATAGCCCAAAAAACTTATAAATACCAATAGATAACCTAAAATAGGGAGAAAAAATGAAAGAAGAATTTGATATACAAGCCCTAATAGACGATTTCACTGAATTTGAGAAACGCTCTTACGCAAGATTCAAAGACCTATACGAACAAATCAAAGATGATAGAAAGTTTATAGCTGGTGCTCAAACAGACCAACTTGATAATACTTTGATTGGTGATGAAGTTCCAAACTGTAAATTGAATGTTGTCCAAAATGCTATAAGAACAGTTGTAAATTCGTATCTTCCATATCAGTATAAATGGCAATATGATAACCAAGATTTGAATACACTTTCAAATCAGTTTTTATCTGATGTTGACAATTATACGGCTTCTGTAGAAGCTTTATCAAATGCTGTTGGAACTGCTTTGGGTGTAATCGTTTTCTCAACCGAAGAAGACATTGACGGCTCAATCAAACCAATTATGTACAGTATACCTGACGTAACAAATGTTAGACTTGACCCAGATGCCACAAAGCTAAACTTTGCTGACGCAAATAAAGCTGCTATCGTTGAGTTGAAATCAAAAGAATGGATTGAAAACAATTATGGTCTTGATGTTCATAATGTGGAAAAACCACTTATAAACATTTCCGAAAAATATGATTCCAAGAAACAAATTCCATTGGTAACATATTATGTAAAAGAAGACAATCAAGTTGTTGTTTACAAATTAGTAAATGATACTTTATTAGAAGAACCAATAGTCTTACCATATAGCTATATCCCAGTTGTTCCAGTATTTGGAGAACAATCTTGGACAGAAGATAACAAAATGACTTGGACTGGTATCACTACACAAATGAGAGCAATTCAAAGACTTATAAACTATAGCTATAGACAGCTTTTGATTCGTTGTGCTACCGTTCCCAAAAACACATGGGTAGGGGGTTCACTTGCTACCCAGGGTTTTGAAGATAAATGGAGAAATTCTTACAAAACTTTGAGTGGATACTTACCATATAATGAATATGACCATAAGACTGGACAGAAATTAGACCCACCACAAAGACTTTCAAATGAAATTCAATTTGGTGATGTTTCACAGTTGATGCAGAATGCTTTGGGTTTGACCAATACAATCATTGGTATCCCAGCAACTGGTTTGGAAACAGATGTTGAAAAGACTGCAACAGAAGTTTTGGCAAACCAAAAGACTTTCAACAACAATGTAAGAAACTATCTTTATCACTTGAAATTCTCTATGCAGTTGCTTGGTATGATTTTCGCTGAAGAAACCCTACATCAACCATTGTATGGCAAAATCAAAGTGAAAGTTGTTGAAGGACCTGATGGTGCTATGGAAAAACAAGAAGCAAGAGTTCAACTTCAATCTTATGCTAATCTTGTTACTACAGACGAAGAAAAACAGAAATTGCTTATGGCTCAATGTGCTGTTGAAGATGACAATTCTTATATTAGAAACTTTGCTCAATCTCTACAACCAGCTCCAACACAAGCCGAACTTCAATCACAACAGATGGTAGAACAAGCTAATACTGAAATCAAGACAAGAGACCAGCAAATTATGGAACTTCAAAAACAAATTGCTGAATTGAAACAACAACAGCAAATTCAAGCTTATAGTCTTGAGAGAGAAATGCTTTTGGCAAGACAGAAATTTGAGCAGGAAAAAGAAATGAAAATTCTTGAAGCAAGACTTGACAAGAATGACCCTGTTGAAATTATGAAAGATGATGCTGAAATCACAAAAGCAAATCTTGATGTTCAAAAAGCTGCTGTTGAATTGAGAAAAGAACAAATTGCTACAGCTAGAGGTATCGTATAATGACATATATCCCTTTTATCTCACAAGATGATTTGGTTTTAGATAACCAACAGAAAAGACTGGTTGGTGGTAAGATTGAGGTTTTAGACCCAATCTCCAACAACCCAGTTGACATTTTCGTTTATGATGGTTCAAATGACAACTATGTTGTTGCCACTAATCCAATCTATCTTGATGTCAATTCAAGACCAGAACACACTTACTTTTCAACACAATTAGTCTTGTGCCGTTTATACAAATACATTGGAAACTTCTCCGACCCAATGGTTGATGATGACACAAATAACTGGGAATTTGTTCGTGAATGGAATGGTTCGTTCCACGAAAATGAGCAAAAGAATGACACTATAGTTTATGGTTTTAGTTCAATACAAGACGCAAATCCCGACCTTGGCTCAATCACGGTTGTTGGATACTGGAATAACTATGACTGTGAAGCAAGAACTTATGTTTGGGATGCCAACTGCGTTCAGACACCTGACAATGGCTATATCGTAAAAGCAAATGGCATTGACACTGGTCGTTGGATTTTGAAATTTGATGGTGAATGGCTCCCGTCAACATATTATGGTGTATATCCTGGACGCACAGCAAATATAAATGCTTTATTATCTTATGTTTCTACTGTTGGTACAGCTCAAGTTCCAACAGCTCCTGGTGTATATTTACAAAAGGGTGTATATAACAATCTTACTTCAAACCTAACTACAAGCAAGAAAGTCTTGTTGGATGCTGACACGCAGTTCCCAAAACTAAACTTCTTGTTCACAGTTCAAGATGTAAATGTAATAGGAAACGCAACTCATTATATTTGTGATTTCAAATTTGCTCCATATCAGTACACCGGTAGTAATACAGTTGCTCATAGCTCTTGGTTTAGAACCATTGACGCTTTCATTGGTTGTGCAGCACAAAATTTGATTTGGGATAGAACAGACTTTTTCACAAATAAACAGATAACTGGAAACCAAGCTTTATATAAACAAAAGCTCACTTTCTATAAGTCTTGGGACTATACTTATGCTGCTAATGCTTATGTAAACATAAACGATTGTGAAATTGAAGGACAAAACATCTTCCGTTTCACTAATGACTATATAAACTTCCAAAATGAAACTATCAAACTTGAATGGTTCGTAAAACCAACAAACCATTTGGACGATGCTTCCTATGATTTTGGTGCAGTTCCAACACACCACATTGGTTTGTCTTTCAAAGAAATTAGTGGAACAAACATTGTTTCTTTGGACAATTTTGAAGAAACTGAATATGGTTCACAAGTCTATAAGAGAATTATGGAAGACTATAACCAAACTTCCATTGACTTCCAAAATAGACCAGTTCCTGGGTTCAACAATACAAAGTTTAGTGAAATCCATAATGCTTTGATGACAGATGCTTCTTATGGCTATATCACTAATACAAAACAAACACTTGCTTTGTATAATGTAAAATCACATCCAAAAGCAACTTTCAAACCAGCATCTGTTTACAATTCCTACACAGAACCAAACCAAACTATAAATCCTGCTCAATATGGATTTTATGATGGTTGTGATGTTCGTTTCATAAACTATACATCTTCTATGTCTTTGAGACCACTTCAAAAACTTGGTGTGGTTCATATCGTGGATTCCACAGTTGAGTTCACAAAAGACATTGACACATTTGAAACCCAACTTGTTGCTGAAGGTTCCACAATCAAGGGTGAAATAAACTTTGTTTCAACTGGATACTATAACTATGACAAGGGTAAAAAGACGGAATTGTTCAATGTTTGTTTGGATACAACCCCAGCAACCGCAAACAACTACTTCTGTAATGAGTTCGTTGCCAAGTCTTGTGATATATTTGTTCCATTGAAACACTATCCATATTTGGAAAATGGAAACTACTACTTCAATACAGAATATATCCAAAACAGATTCTGGACAAATGCTAAAATCATTTATACACAGAATGAAGGTTCATATAACAATACAGCAAATGCCATTGAAAATGTAATACCAAAAATTTACTTTGATAGCAACTGTTTCAACCAAACAGACCCTTATGGAATCTATATGCCATATTATACTGTAAACAATCACGGTAGTGGTAGTAAATACTTGATAGCACAAAATCCATATAGTGCTACTGGATATCAATGCTACTATCATGGCAATACTGGAAATTGCCCAGCTGAATGGCTTACAGACATAACATATAATGGTAATGGTAACTATGCTATAGACCCAACTTTTGGTGTAACACAAATATATAAAAATCCACAAACAAGATGTTGGAGACTATATGGTAACAGTTGGTTGTCTCAAAGACGAGGAAATGTTGAATATGGTGCTTGTGGAAACTACAATGGACAACATCCTGAACATGCCATAAATGTTGTAGACCGTGGATACTTGGAAATTGAAAATGCTTATGGTATGGATGGTGGATATGGTATATCTTCTGTAATACAATATAGAAATGACGCTTGCTATCCAGACCCAACTTATGGTGATGCTTTTGACAACAGATACGCAATCAACCACACTGCTGGCGATGGTTTCTTTGAAGATGACCAATGGTACTATATGTTGATGGCTCCAAATGCTACAAAATATAAACCAACACCATATATGAAACGATAAATATAACGAGGTAAATAAATGATTCAAGCTTTATGGTCTCTTGACCAACAATTCCAAAATAAGAATGGGTCTATACTTACACATGGTAAAATCTATGTTTATTATAGTGGTCGTACAGCTCTTGCTACGACTTATAATGACGAAGATGGAACTGTTGTAAACCCAAACCCAATCATATTAGATAACAATGGACGAGCAGCTTGTTTTGCCTCGTCTATGTACGCATATACAGTTGTTGTTTGTGATGCTTATGGAAAAGAACTTTTCTCTTATGATATAACTTTACACGATGCTGTTGAAACAGCTGAAAAAGTCTTTGTAATAGGAACAGATGGCACAGTTCAAGTTGATACAACTACTTTGCCAAATGGTGTACAGTATGACTTGTCTGTAAATACTGACATTATAGCAACAAATGAATTGGTTGAAAATGTTTCTGCCAATATACAAGACCAACTTGACAATAAGAAAGATTTACAAGAAGAAAAGTCTTATAGTGGTTCACAAACTAAAACTATCACAAACATTTCACAAGACGAAAATGGTGTGATAACCGTAACATATGATGACATTGACTTGCCACCAGAAGTTCCAAATGTTGAAATCACATCACCAAATGGAACTATAGATGTTCAGTCTTCAACTGATGTACAGACCAATACAAAGACATTTACAATAGATGTAAATAAAGGCGATGTTGACTACTATATCGGTTCAAAGTCTACTGTTGAAGTTGGAACTACTAACTATAACATCACATCTAATCTTGTAAGAGCAGCTGGTAATCTTGACATAACAAGTCCTGGTAAAGGTCTTTATCTTGTATGTGTAAATGCTAATGTTCGTCCAGCTGGTATAAAGAATGAACAGCACGAAATTTGGATTAGTGTCGGTCCTAACAATACTTACACAATGATGCACAGTCTTGATTGGACTAATCCACAAGATACAGACATTAGTTGTGCTTCTATAGCAAAGATAAATGGTAATGAACCAATTAGCATTTATTTGGCTTATGGTTCAACTCCAACAGTTGGAGTTGATTTGACTGTTGGTAATGTATCAGTCTATCGTCTTGATGCCATTGTTGGACAAGGTGGTGGCGGTGGTGGAACCACTTATACAGCTGGTGATGCCATTGACCTAACTAATGATGAAATCTCCGTCAAATATGGTAAGGGTCTAACTGTAAATGGTTCAAATGAGCTTGAAGTGAAAGCCGGTAATGGTCTAACATTTGATGAAGATACATTGGAAATTGAAATTGACAGTGAAGTTACTGATGTAGTTGAGACTGTTGAAAAATTGAAGTCTGACCTTGACACACAGTTGACTGTAAACTTTGATATGCCAAATGTTGACAATGTATATGACTTTGCTGACCCAACAGTTATAGGTAATCTTTCCAATGGTGCAGTAATGCTTTGTCAAGCTTTCACAGTTCCTATCAACCACGACATTCGTGTAGATGATGGTGAGACTGAGAATCCAACTTTGATTGGTATTTACGCAAAACAAGCTTTCACTGGAAAGAAAATTATGCTTGCTTTGTATGTCTATGACTTTGATACTGGATATACTGACTATGTTGGTGATACAGGTCCTGTTGAAGTTACACATGGTAGAAATGAGTTCCCATTAGTTCACATCAACCCTAATATAACTGAGTTGAAATCTTCTTGTGTGTACTATGCTACATTGTATCTACCTTCTAATGCTCACAGCAATGGTCTATATCTTGCTGGTTGTCCATCATATAGTAATGCTTCTTATATAAACGCAACACCAAGATTTACTGTTGGAGTTGAGAACATTGTAAACCCTAATACAAACCAAGAAATTGACATGTCAAATGCTGTTACTGGTAGACTTGACTTCAATGATGGTAATAACAACTACTACATTGGACCTTGGTCTGACAACTATAATGAAAGACCTTCTATACCAAGATTCTTTATGCAGATTCGTAATGGTGAAGTTGAAGAACCTATCGTAGTTGAGCCATTTACTGACATTGGAACATATACATTGAAGAATACAGATAGTATATCTTCTGTTTTTGGTAGTTCAGTAAATGTAAATACTTCCACTTATGGTGCTATGTTTATGGAAGTTACGCCAGCTCAAGATGTGGATGTTACTGGTTGGATATGCTATGACAACTATGCTACTGATGAAAGACAATGGTATGGTAATGTTTTTGATTCCAACTTTGAAAACCAACTTTCAGCACAATCAAACGGAACATTGCTTGAGCTTGGTGAAACCACTACTGGCTCTGGAATATACGGACACGAATTTAGACGTAGTTCAGCTCTTCATTTGACTGCTAATACTACTTATAGATTCTTGGTTGGTATCCCTCGTACTGATAATGATTTGTTGGTACAATATAATACACCAACAAACCAAAAGACTTTACATTTATTTGCTAGTGGCTATAATGTATCTCAATGGGTTACATATAGTAGAGCTAACAATGTTCAGGGTATAAATTTTGTAATCAAAGACGCTAATCACGAATGGAGAATTTAGAAATGGCAAAGCAAAATAAAGTCGCAGTAAATTTAGCTCAAGATTTCACTGATACAGAAAAAGCTCAAGCAAGAGCTAACATTGGTGCAGGAACTAGTAATACTTCTATCGTTCATGATAGTAATACACTACCACCAGTTATAACAAGTGTAAATCAAATGACTATCTTCAATGATGGTAGAACAAGATTTGACAACAATTATAATGGTGTGATTCCAACTGAACCAGGACAATCCGAAGCTGGAAATGTATTAGTTGCCAATTATGCTGGCTCTCCTGCAAAGGGAACTGGTGTATGGACGAATATACATGAAGTTGGAATTCGTGAAGTTCCAAATGCTACTTCTTCTGAAGTTGGGAAAGCATTAGTTGTTGATAGTAATGGAAATCCAAGCTGGGATAACATTAGTGGCTCTTCAATTTCTATGTCTTCTTTCAAGACTACAAAGACCATCAATATCCCAAGTGGTAATAGTTCAATGATGACTGACACATATAAAGTCTTTGATTTACCTGCAAAAACGGCTGTAAATATGACTTTATTTGTTAGTGATATGGACAGAAATAACTTAGACATGATGGGTATTTCAATTTGGTGTGGTGGTAATGTTATAGCAACAAATGGATTTACACGAGGTACTTATACAATGATATCTCATGCTATCCCTGTATGCTACTATAATGACACAAATTCACCCATTGAAATAAAGATTGGCTTCAATGGAACATTTGCCCAGCAAGCACTTGAAATATACATGATGGGATTCACTATAACGCAAGGAACATAGCCGAGGGAATACAACAATGAATGAAATAGTTTCTTACATTGTTTCTGCTATACCAAGTGGAGCACTACCAATAGTGGTGCTTCTTCTTGGGTTTGCTTATCTTTATTTCAAGTTTGGAAAAGTTGAAAAAGATAGAGAGAAAACAAAAACACAAAGAGACCAAGATTCCGAATCTATACATGACCAGCTTTTGAGACATGAGTTCAAAATCTCGGAATTGTCGGGAATAGTAAACTTACATAAAGACAAACTTGATTCTATAGATAAACAACTTGGAATAGTAAATCAAGAATTGGTAAAACTAAATGTTCAAGTGGAACACTTAGCAACTGCTTTAGAAAAACAAAATGAAATTATGATGAGACAAATAAAAAATATGGAGTAAACAATGGCAAATAATCCAACAAAATCTTCTTCTAAAAATTCTTCGTCTTCTAAAAGCGAAAAAGAACAAAATAGTAAATTCAAACCATATAGCTTTGATGATTTCAATAAAGACTTCGTTGAATTTGGTAAAGAATGGATACCAGGTTATAAAACTTACATTGGTGCGATTTCCGACCCAAATTATACATTAGCTCAAGCTGGTGAAGATTTATCAAGAGACTTCGTACCATTTTATAATCTTTATAGAAATGGTGATGATAGTCCAGCAGACTATGCTCTTGAAGCATTTTTACTTGGTTCACCTTATGCGAGAAAATTTGCTAAAAAGTTTAGTGAGTTTTCCAATAAAGCAAAGAAATATATCGTTGGTGATAGACCAAAGAATGTTAGTACAATAAATGTTACTGGCAATAACTTTAGTGCTAAAGCTCCAACATCTATGAATACAGACTTATATGAGTTTTCACCTGAAGAATTGGCAGAAACAAATTATAATCTTGGTAGTTTCTTTGACGAAAGAGCTAAAGTTCGTAATGAAGCAGCAGACGATGCTAGAAAACTTTATAATATGGAAAAAGACTTGGATGTTATAAATCAAAAAGCTAAAATGCTTGATGATTTTGAAAAAGCAACAGATGGCAAATACCAAGTTATGGTTGACCCAACTGGTAACAGATACTATACTATGATGGATGAAACCCCATATAGAATTTATGGTGAAGAAGTTGTACCTTATGACCCTCGTTTGGGTGAAGCTAAACTTACACCAATGTCAAGAGATGAAATGGACGAGTTTATCTTCAATAAAGATACCAAACATTTGGAACCAAACCCAGCTTATGACCCAAGAATGTTGAGACCAGAACTTGAAGAAAGATATAATGAAGCTGTTGCTAAATTCAATAAAAGAGTGAAAGACAATAGCCATTTATATGACATTGACTTCTATAAAAATGGTTCAAGAATCTCTAAACTTTTGGAACAGTTGCTTGATGAATAGTTTTTATTTGCTCAGTTCAAACAATGACAATAAACTATGGCAAAAATATGACAAGTTTTGGGAACTAACAAAACCAATAAAAACTTATATAACTGACGAATATAACGAAATCTTTGTCATAACATTGTATAAGGGCTTTAGGACAGATGGTCTTTCTGTTCCTAAAGTTTTCCAATGGTTTTTGCCACAATGGGATAATAAGAACCCAACCTATAATCTTGCTCGGAATTATACACGATGCTCTTTATACACGAAAAGGGTTTGACTTGCTTTCAAGAGAAGAATGTGATTCAGTTTTGCGTGGACTAATGAGAGATAGTGGTATTTCTCGTTTCAAAGCTGGATGTGCGGATAAAGCCGTTGAATGGTTTGCTGGTGGTGAAGACCATTGGGGCAATGATGACTTTGACAATTTTGACCTAATCTCTATGGCATAGTTCATTTTTGTGACATTTAGTGTATAGATATCATTAGATAATATAATATAATATACTAATATATCTAATGGTAATCTATACAATAAGTGTCACAAAATCACTATGGCTATGGAAAATGTAATAAATATATAAGAAAAATGATGGGAACGCACCCTCGTTTTTGTAAGAAAAATGTAAGTTTTGCGTAATGAGAGAGAAATATGATAAAGAAAAAAGAAACTATACAGAAACCAATAGAAAAACCAGTTGAAACACCAACTGATGAAAAGCTTACTGTTTTGAAAACAATCTTGGAACAAAACAAGATAATGATTGAGTTGCTTGAAAAGATTGTTGAAAGAATAGGAGGATAATATGGGAACTGGAATAAATGGTTATAATCTCCAAAGAAATTGTGCTTTGAGACAAAAGCAAATGAGATATATTTTGGAAAATATGAGTGAGCCAAACTTTTCTATGATTGAGTCCAATGAAACATTGAATGGAACTTTCAATTTAGAAGACCACGACACATTGAATACAGCTGGTATAACTTGGCGAATTTTGAATAGCCAAGGTTTTGGTAATGGGGAACATAAATCCAATACACCACCATCTTGGGGTTCAGTCGCAAACTTTATGGCTTCAATCCAAGACTATCTTCCAAGCAATTTGAGAACGAAACAAAACCCATATCGTTTATGGTCTCATTGGTCTTTTCAAAAAAATGACACACAAGTTATAGCTGACGAAACACAAGAACTTCTCAATGATATGTGTGATTGGCTTGAAAATATGAAGAAAAAGATTGAAGACCATGTTTCAGCAAGATACTTTAGAGAGGGAAAACCACAATACATTGAAGTCTTGAAAAGACGATATAAAGACGAATGGAGTGAAAGAACAGAACAATCAGTTGATGCTAATGTCAATACTGACACAGAATTGAATGTAATCATATCGGACGCATAATGGAAGTTGAATATAAACTTGTAGAACATCAAAAGAAATTCTTTTTATCAAACAAACCCACAGTTGTTTTGAATTGTGGACGTTCGTCTGGTAAATCGTACATTGCTTCTTTGATAGCTGCTTTGAGACTAAAAGAGGGTAAACGAATTTTCGTTTGGGCCCAGGACTATGGAGCACTTTCCGAAAACTTGTTCGTTGAAATTATGAAACGATTGGACGAAATGGGAATAAGATATAAACATAATGCCAATGTTCATAAAATCACTTGTGGAAAGACTGGCGTAATATATGGTTTTTCTTATGAAAATGTTGAAAAGTGTCGTGGTTTTACTGAAATAGAAATAGCAATTTGTGATGAGATTGCTATGGCACCAGCTGACTTTTTATCCATTATGACTTTCTGTATGCGTGGTAAAAACATAAAACCAAAGATTTATGCTTTGACTACACCAAGAATGAATAGTTGGTGGAACCAGTATATAAAGAAAGCTGACCCTTCTAAAATAGAAATTATACACGCAACTATGAAAACTTTACTTGAAAAAGACATCATCACACAAGAAACAGTTGACCTAATCAAGTCCACTTGTATAGACGATAAAATGTATAGACAAGAAATGCTTGGTGAAATAGTTGATGATAGTGATGCTGGAACTATCTTTAGTATGGACTTACTTACAACTGCTTCACAAAAATGTTTCAATGATGTGGATGGATACTGCATTGGAATAGACTGTAGTGGTCTTGGAAAAGATAGTAATGTAATCATAGTAAGAAACCAATCAAAGATTTTGGAAATTATAGAACGAACAACTATAAGTGAAAATGAAATGGCTCATCTTGTAAAATCCATAGTTGATACAAGAGGGGAAGATAAACTTTCTCATATTTGTATAGACGAAGCTTTTGGACTTGGTTTGAATGAAAGATTGAGAGAACTTGACTTATATCCAACATTGGTTCCATTTGCTGGTACACCAACCAATAAAGCATTTGCGAACAATAGAGCTGAAATGTATATGAATTTGAAAAAGGGTATAGAAACAAATGGATTGGGTGGTATAAATGAAGAGTTGTTTAGAGAACTACAAGCAACAAAATATATCCTAAACAATGCCAATAAAATACAACTAATCCCAAAAGAAGAAATCAAGCTAAACATTGGTCGTTCACCAGACTTGGCTGACGCATTAGCTTTGACTTACTATAAACCTATAATCCCAGAAGAAACTTGGACAGCAAGAGTTCAAAGACAAAGAAGATTTTGTCAATAAATTTTTATTATAAATAAATATGTACACAATAAAACGAATTGGGCGTCTTCCCAATAAAAAGAGAGGAATAAAATGGCTGAAATAAACCAAGAAAATATGAATGTTG